AAGGCTTGTCATGGATTTGCCCATATAACAGTGAAACCCAATAAGAATTTCAGCGTTAAAAATTTCAGGATTTATAAGGGACAAATTTTGTAACTTAGAGGAAAGTTCCCCGGCTTATGCCCACAAGAATAGAGTTATACGAGAAATACTTTATTGAGCAGGAAGATGAACCCGATTGGGAGGGGATGGGGGTAGTGTCCCCTAAAAATCAATCCCCAAAATACGGATATAGAAGAACAATGGTAATGGTGGACTTTATTGAAAGGCCCATTGAAATCCCCGGAAGTAAAAAAGAGTTCATGGTAAGGTTTATGAGTGGGGAGGATATGACCTGTTTAGGTCGGTATGACGACTTTTGCATAGCCCTACACGACATAGAGGAACAGATAAGAATAGAAGATGAACTTATGATGTATGAAATTGGGGAATACGCTAACCGGGAGGAAGAAAAATGAAACCCAAGAAAAAGCCTATAAAGGTAATACACCGTAAATTAGGCAGGGAGAAAGCATACGGACAAGCATGGAAGGACGAAAGAATAATTGAAATAGACGAACGCATTACAGGGAAAATATACCTCGACACCGTAGTTCACGAAATTCTTCATTGTCAGTTCCCTAAACTACCTGAAATAACAATTAATGCAAGGGCAACAGAATTAGCAAATATTTTATGGGACTGCGGGTTTAGGTGGGTTGACCTTAACGAAAAATAGCCGTGTCCCTCAAATCAAACTTCTTATTCCATAGAGAATAGTCATTGAGTAGTTCCCTTAGTTCTTCCCTGCTTATTGGTTCTATATCCCCCTTTGACCACAGCCATATTACATGGGGTAGGTAAGCCCCTCTCCCGTCATAATAAAGCCCATTTTTATAAACCATGTAATGCTTACCACCTCTTAGTTGAACAACTGTTGCTTTCGGGAATTTCCCAGATAGGTAATACGCATAGTACCCGCATCCCCCGCTATTAATATTAGGGACAGATACGGTATAGCTATGCGGGAATGGGATAAACGTCAATACGAATAACAAAAAAACAATGTACCGCATATATTAACCCCGTTTCGGATACAGTAGTTTTCTATCCTCCGGCCACATATTTGCAATATATTCCTCCCTTACCTGCTTTAAAGTCTTACCAGCGGTTGCTGTAAGCCTTTTAATCTGATCTTTCAAAACTGCTTTTTTAAATGCGGGGGATGCGTTTCTGCCAAATTTTGCCATAGTGTTTTTATTTAATGTTAGCACGCTGTTTGGTTGCCGGTTGTTTCGGGTTTAATTATATCCCCTAATGTTATTACAAAATATTCAATTCCTTGAACTGCTCCCCACTCAGGATTACCGTTGCCAAAATCTATACTTTCACAGCTTACTAATACTCTTGGGCTATTGGATGAATATCCGTTAATAAACAAAACGGCATCAAATTCCTTAAACCCGTCAAGCCACTGTTTACCGTTATTGCAAAGCCTATCACCCCAATACTTTTTAATCTCCCTGTATTCCTCTTTCTTTTCCCCGCTTGCAATCATGTCAAACCACTTCTTTTTTAATGTCAGTTGTAATACTTTCATAACCTTGATTTAAGTTCGTTAAGGACTGATTGCCGTTCGTCATATACCTCATTTTCGTGTATAGTCCGAAAGTGTCTCCTGCTATCCAATACAGAATCCAGTGCTTCTATTTCACGCTCTACGCAAATAATGGCGCATTGGATGGCGTTTTTTGTTTTCTCCTTAAACTGTGGTTCAGACATGGAACGGAAAGGTAAGTGAGCATACTTCCGGAACCTTTCCACCAGTTCATCAGCTTTCTTTTGTTGCGGTGTCATAGTCGTTTAGGGTTTGTTTGTATTCAATTAATGCGACTATACCTGCTGTATAGGCAACGTAGTCAGTAGCGTCTAATCCTTTTAAAGCGTCAACACACATTTTTAAGGCGTGTTCCAGCTTCCCAGACCGTTCCCGTTCTGCGGAGAGTTGTTGTTGTTCCCATTCAGACATGGATTTTAATATCGCTTTAGCAGAGTATTCGTTTTCAAGCTGAAACGCATCAAAGTCGAATCCGTTCCTATCAAGTATCTGCTCCTTAGTCATTGTTTGTGTCATTTCCCGTATTTTTCGGTTAAGTAGATTATTCACCGTCCTCAAGGTCGTTTCGTGCAGCAGCGGCCTTGTCGGACAATTCAATGCTTAGATCTTCCATTGCTTCAGCGTAATCAGAAAGACTTAGTTTCATGCAGTTTTGATCTATTAAATCAATTACCAATTGCTTAAATTCCTGTGTTGTCATATAGTTTTTTTTGCCCGGAGGCGGTTAATAAGGATAAAGTCTTGGTTTTTTTAGGCAATGCAGACAGTACAAATTACCCGGTTCCTCGGTTGCATTTACATAGTGGTACTTTTCGCATCTGCAAACTGCGTTGTACTGCTTTTGAGCCACCCGCTTCATACGGGAGACGGCGTTGCGGTTTTTCATAAATATTCTTTTTGTTCAAACAATTCACATTCTTTTGGCATTTCTTCATTTAGCTTGCTCATATAGAAATAATTACCTTTTACGGCAACTGACGGCGGGTAAATAAAGCAGTCTCTTTTTTTGCAGAATAGCACAGATACGGTTCTTTCCATTTCTCTACCGTATTCATCACCAACCCCGGACCATATAGTTTCAGTAACTTTTTCAATATTATTGCAGTTGTGACATGGGCGAACATTTTCAGGATTCTTTGTGCACATTAATTCGTGCCTTATGCAAGCTCGTTCTATTTGATACATCTTATTACAGTGGTCGCACTTAAACACTTTCCTTACTTCTGCTTTCATTTTACCTCCTTTTGTTTTTGGTATTCCTGATACTCCGATTCGTCTGCGGGTTGGTACTGTTCATCATCTTTATAGTAAAAAAAGTTGCCAACTTCGCCGCACTCGCTTTTCCACATCCAATGACCTTCAAAAAACTCCCAGTGTATTACTTTTCTGACTTCTTTTATGCCTTTCATTGAGATATAATAAACCCAGTCCGGCATCTCCTCCGGCTTCCTGCATTCCCACCACGGCATCGGGCGGAAGAGGTGTGGGTATTTGGAAACGGTATCACGAGTAACTGTAACACCGTAACAGGCTATAAACACATAACCGTGTATGGTCAACTCTAAAATGTCTCCTGTATTTACAGGACTGTTGGGATAGTTCGGCTCCCCTTCCTTTCCCCCCACGCACATCACACGGGGGATTAATAGTTGCTGTTTAGTTAACATTGGTCACCTCCTTTGTTTTATCCACGGCCAGCCCCGCAGGATCCACAATCACCGCACCTTCGCCGGGGGAGGCGATCATCACCGGCGCAAACTCGGTATTCAGCAACTCCAGATAGATTTTCTTGTCATCATCGGTCATAAACACGATTTCGGTAACCTGAGAGCCTGGGAATTGCACAATCTCGGTATGCTCAATCCGTTCGTGAACCGTCGCCGGATTCTGCGAAGGATAGGCCAAATGAATGTCAGACAGGTTCAGCCCGTCGTTTTCCATGTCTATCAGTAGTTCAAAAAGTTTTCGTGCGGTCATAACGAATATTTATCAGCTATTATGTTAACTATTTTCAGTGCGGCGATCAGTACGATCAGCAGGATAAGGGGGCGTTTCATGCGTTTTGTATTGTAATTGGTTCGTTGTAATCGGTGAAAAATTCGGTATCCCATGATTCATGATAATACCCTATTTCTTTACTGATTGTAGAACTTGCAACTATTAAAGTACCAAAATCAGGCTCGGTAAATAAAACTATGTTGCCGTTAATTGATTTCATCAGCTTCGGAAACGGTTTAGGCCCCTGCTTTACTTCGGGTGTTTTTACTGTTATCATGATATTGCGTTTTCGTGGTTATCTAAACTAATTACCTTCGCTGCTGTTTCCAGTTCATCCGGCATCAGCAGCCTGTCAAGTTCGTTACGCTCGGCTATCTCTGCCTTTGTTGGCTTCTTCGCAGTCGGGTGCGTTTCCCGGTAGTCTTCGCAAAGCATCGGGTAAATCCAGTGGAAGAAAGCGAACAGGCAAAAAAGGGCGGTCAGGACTACTAAAGTAGTCGGCAGCGTGTAGGGTTCTTGTGGCATGGTTATTTGGTTTTAGGTTTGATTTTGAAGATGGCGACGGTATTATGATCTAATCCAGTAGTGTCGCTTAAGTACCATCCGTAAAACTTTACCTTGTTTAATCCGTGATAATTGCAGCAATCAATTATATCAGGCATTTTGTCTGATAGCCATTCGCAGTACTCTACTTCATAATTAGGTTTCATGTTTTATCGGTTTAGGCTGCTAAGATAGTAAAATATCTTTTACCACCAAATTATTTGCAGACTTTTTTTTACCCGATTATCTTAAACTCCGGTATCGGTATGATAAACTGCCCGCAGTAGCCAACCCCCCGCAGCTTTTTCATGATCTCATCGGCGAAGTTCCATGACAGGATTACAATATAATCCGGCTTTCCCATGTCGAGTATGGAAACAATCGGAATGTGTGTGCCAGGGGAGTACTTCCCGATCTTCTCAGGGGTTTCGTCAATGATGTAGTCCATCGTGCCACAGGTAATCCCGGCGCAGTTCAGCAGGGTATTACCTTTCGCACTGGCGGCAAATCCGGCGATTTTAAAGCCTTTGTTTTTCAGCAGGTTCAGGGTGTCCCTGAATTGGTAAATAGCCTTAAATGAGGCTGCATTAAAGTCCTGATACGTTTTATCGGTCAGGGTTTCTTCATGGTGTAAAAATTGGTCTACGGTTTCGTCGGGGTGTCCGTAGCCAATATGAACCCGTACAGTACCGCCGTGGATAGCGTGCTTTTCAACCCGCATCACGTTTAACCCTACCTTTTGGCAAAGCCGCCAAAGTGGGATAATGGAGAAATAGGAAAGATGCTCAAAGTAGATCGTATCAAATTCGTTATTCTCGATAAAGTCAATCAGGTACGGAAACTCCAGTACCAAAACCCCGGTAGGTTTCAGGGCCGCCTTCACCCCTTCCATGAAGTCGAAAACATCATCAACGTGAGCAAAAACATTGGTTGCCGTGATCAGGTCAGCCCGGTTATCCTGCGGCTCGGTTTCCCGTGATTTTGAATATACCTTTGTCCGGTAATCAACCATCGAAACCCCTATACCAACATCCTTGCCCCAAAACTTATTCAGCGTCGGCACCCCTTTGGCGTGGCAGATAGTGGACAGGTTCACCGCAGGGTCAATATTCAGGATGCTAAGACCGATCTCGCTTTTAAACTCAAGCAGCAAAGCCCCGTCATTCCCGGCAATATCCACCATAAAGGAATCCTTATTCAGGCAGTACCGATCTTTCAGGTCAACCGCCATCCTGCGGCAATGATCCACATACCCTTTGTTTATCGAAGACCGGTACACGTAATGCCCGAAAAGGATATTCGGGTCAACAACAACGGAAAGCTGCGAAAGCCCGCAATCCTGGCATAAAAGAACCTGAAGCGGGAACCGTGGCGAGTTTTGATACACGTTATCGCAAAGATTATTTGATAGCGGCAATTCGCCCAAATCAATATACTTCTTTAGCCTGATCGAACCGCATACACGGCAGTTTTGGTGATTTTTATACATAGATATTTTAATTATGAACTAATAAACAACCTTCCACCTTCTTAAACTTGTCCGCTCCGTAGTGCTGAATCAGGTCGTTAAAGAATAACCAATCAGCACTATGATACTCTACGTTTTTCCAGCCTACAAATTTGGCAAGGCTTGTATTGAGCATCATTCCGGCGCAATCAATATGCCCCCTTTCCAGCTTGCAGTTAATCACATTCCATTTGACATACGAATGTAACATCTTATCACAATATACCCCTACCGTGTTATCATCAAACCCGTTCAAAAGGTATTCAATGTACGTAGGGGCATGGTAGTTATCGCTGTTCGTGATAACCACGTATTTACTTTCTACCTTTTGCAGGTATTCAGACCGGTACGAGTGACCCCAATTCCCCCGCCTTTCGGGTGTTACTATCAGTTTTATTCGTGGGTCGTTAGGTATCTCAACTTCCCCCGGCCCGTCGTGAATAAGCCACAGCTCCCAATTCTTTACCGTTTGCTGAATCAGGGATGAAATGATCTGCGGGTACCCTTTGTAAATAGGGCAGATGAAAGTCACTGTTTCCCGTTCGGGGTTAAATAACCGGTCGTGTTCACTCTGCCTTTTCAGCCGGCGGGTATATTCGCTGTCCCACAACGGGGAGGCAGCATCAGGGGAAACCTGCTTAACTTTAAGTCCCATCCTTTCCACCTGCTCCAAAAACGTGTCCCGGCGGCTGCGGTGTTCAAACTGATAGCAATCTTCTTTGGTAGTCACCGGATCGGCGCAAAAGGTCAATCTTTCTGCCGTGGTACGGTCAATCATAAAGCCGGTAGTACGGATATGCCGTTTAACGTGGTTTGAAACACACATACAGACTACCCCCGTACCTGGTTCCATTTGGTCGTTAAATTCCTTGATGAAAGTCTTTGACATCGGGAATGTGTCATCAGTAACCCACAGTAATCGCTGCCAATCCGGGAAGTTCAACCGGCCCCGGCAAACGTCCTGAAAGGATCCAATGTCATACCCGATATTTGGCCGCTGAATATAAGTGACATTATAAACCTCGCAAAGATGCTGATACTGCCAATCCTCTTTATCCGTGTTGTGAATAACGACTAACTGCGTATCGGTCTGATCGCACTGGCTCCAGCACTCTAACCAGTGTTTCAGATTATCGTAACGGTTGTAAACTACTATTACTAAGTGGGTCATTCGGTAATTATTTTATTTACTCTTTCTGATTCTTGTTTACCGTGCATCATTTCAATTAATGCTATCATTTTTTCATAGTCCATTGTGAATTGAAAATAAGGCAAACCTCCATTTTCAAGGTCATTCAAAATTAATTCTATTTCTTTTTTTATTTCTTCTTCATTTTCTGCTAAAATTTGTTTTATCAACCCTTGTTTGTCAAGGTTGTAATGTGTTACATTTTCACAAATCGTATTGTAAATTAAGTACTTCCCGTTAGGCTGTTTTATAATCTGCTTACTCATATCTCGTATTTTGATTTTTTCGGGTAAAGTTCATTCATTACTCTTTTCATGTCATGGCATACGCCGTAATCGCCGATTGAAAAGAATTTGCGGTCTGCCAGCTTCGCCAGGATTTCACGGTACTGCATCGGCTTGTTTATTTTCAGGTCTGTGATTTCAACGGTCTGCACCCCTGCAAATCCGGCGTATAAAGATTTTAGCACATACTCGTTTTTGGTAGGCATCCACCCGCTTATACCTATCCAAAAGCCTTTCCAGTAAAGGATTGGCGTGTGTACATCGCAGTACGGGTATTCAAGCGGAAAAATATCCTGCAATAACTCCAGCGTATTTTTACACGCCGCTTTGTAGTGACCATGCCGCCGGTTATATTCATCTTCCAAAGTACCGGATGCGTAGTTTTCAATATCGGTAACATCCATATCCTGCAAACAGAAATGGTCGTCGTTCATAAACAGGAAACAATTACTTACCCGCTCATCATTCACCGCAGCCATAATCTTAGTATAGATGCTGTACTCTTTGCGGAATGGAACGTCCTTGCATGGTATGTGAATGACATTGCGAATCCAATCAGGTTTTTCACCGACTATAAACACATCGCCGATGCCGCTGATTTTTGACAGCGACCGCAATGAATACCGCAGTTCATTATTATGCCATTTGCTGCCGGTTCCGATCGGGTAGACGACTGAGATCATAAGATAAATTTTGACCATTGATCAGCCATAGCGAGCGCAATTCCTGTGAATGTCTTTGATCTTTCATTTTGACTTATGTTTACAAAATGATACTTTTGTCCTCTTTTTTTACCTCCAGTATTGCTTGGTAAATACGGCTTATGGTTGATTTTAATATCAGTTGGATTTAGTAATGGTAAATTTTTCAGCCATAATAGCGTTCGCTTGCTAAATTCATGCCCATATTCGTATGGTTGTATCTCTTGGTCTTGCTTTGGCAATTCAACTACTTTCAATGGTGTAGGATTTTCAATAGCAATATGTTTAATTGGTGAATTAAGTAGGTGTAAAAAAAATTGCTTTGCTTTAATTGCTTTTGCATATCTTTCTTTGCACAAATTTCCTTTCGTTGGGTACATCCATCTTGCTCCAGCCCTACTTATATAAGTACAAGGCGGGTGCGCAATCATCATGTCATATTTCCCACTGTACGCTTCGGCTATTGCATCGCCCTTGATGTGCCATTCTGGATGCCCGCCGCTGCAATCCTGTATATCGCAACTATAAGCCTCAATTCCTTTTGCCCGGAACGCTTTGCAAACTGTTTGGCTTTCTTCGCACGCTATTAATACTTTCATTCCGCTAAGTTGGTTGAAATTGTTTTACCGTCCAAATAATTAGGCGGGTTTATTTTGTAACCGTGATAGTTTCCCCGGACAGCAGCGCATCGACAAGTAGTTCAAGGTTGTCCCGTTGCCCCGGTTCGAGCATGACCACCTTTTCAGCGATTGCCGGGACCGCCCACACGTCCGACTGCCATTCGGCTTTTATCCCATCCCGGACCACCTGCGGCAAAAACGGGTGAGTCGTCAGGTCGTTAACTATCCAGTTTATCCGTGTCAGATAGCTTTCTGCCAGCTTTGCGCCTTTCGTGCATGGGTGTTCGTTCCTGAATGAAATCAAATGATCGTGCGCCTGTTTGAGTGCGTGAACCGATCCGATTATGTTTGCGCCGCCTTTCATAATAAAGTAAGCTGTTTTTTTGATTCAACAACTGCGGCCATGTTTTTCTTTGCAATATCGTAGTATGATTCTTTCAGTTCAAATCCGATACCTTTGCGGCCCATTTTAACGGCCTGATAAACCTCGCTTCCAATTCCCATAAACGGGGTAAATACTGTATCTCCCTGGTTCGTGTAAAGGTGGATGGCCCTTTCGATTGTGTCTAATTGCAGCGGGCAAATATGCTTCTCATCGTTATCATCACGGCCATCACGGAACCCCTGCAAAGTGTTCGAATAGTTAATGTCCATCCAAACAGGTGAAGCGTATTTTTGCCATGTGTCTACATTTATGGTGCATCTTACAGGATCAGTCCTTTCTCCGTCCTTTCTGAATATCATCAGGTAATCAGGTATTCCAACCCTGCTCATTGTACTATCCTTTTTTACCTGCTTATGAAGCAACCCTAATGCCTTAGTCCGCTGCATTTCAACAACTGGATCTTTCCAAATAGTGACCCGTGAATGATAAATAAACCCGGACTGCTCAAATGCTTTCAGGATAAGACCACTGAAATCACGAAGCCCGATAAATCCTTCTTTACCTTTCTGAATAGGTAAGTCCATGCAATGGACGGCAACATTACGGCCAGCCTTCAAAATACGGTGAATACCTGAAACAAGGAACCCAAACTGCGTAAGGAACTCTTTATAGTCCTTTGAGTTTCCCATGTCCTCTACATGACTGCTGTATGTATAAAGTTCAGCGAAAGGCGGGCTGAATATCGAAAACCCTACACTCTCATTATCAATTTCATCAATCAACTGAACACAGTCACCCCGTTTAATTTTGTACCATTCATTTTCAACCGGATCAGTATCGTAGTCCGATTGTTGAAGCGTTACGTTATTAAGGTTTGCATTTATAGCTTTGCTCATTTCGTCTTGCATGATTTCAAATTGTTTTTGTTTTGTGTCTATTGAAAGTTTTACATTCGACATTGTATCTGTTGTAATCAGGTAGATATTTACTTCATTTTTCTGACCGAAACGGTATGACCTTCGTATAGCCTGATAAAGACCCTCAAATGAAAAATCCAATGAAGCAAAAATCTGATTGCGGCAGTTTTGGTAATTCAGACCAAATTGGGCAATCTTGGTTTTAGTAATTAGTACCCTGAACTCATTATTAGCAAACCCCAATAACATTTTTTCTTTGTACTCCGGGCTGTCTGACCCTTTCACCTCAACGGAACCAGGGATAAGCCTTCTAAGTTCGTCGCCCTCCTCATTCTGTTTAATCCAGATGATAAAATTCTCATCAGTCGTTTCATTAACCAGCTTAACGGCTTCGGAAAGTCTCTCGATCTTTGTAAGCCTTAACTCCTGATTAAAGTTGGTAGCTGAAATAATAGCATCGTTAAATAGCGTACCGTTATCACGCTTCGGAGTAGTTATTTGTTTTTCGATTATATTCAGCGAAGGCAGGTCATACCCTTCCATAGTAAAACCAATATCCTGCGGTTTATTCAGCATGATAGCCCATGTACCAATAAACTGATAAAACAATTTAACGGCATGACCCTTTAACCTCCATTTAGCAGTTTCGCCGCCATCATGAACAAAGTACATTGCCAGCATTTCATTGCGGCTCATAACATCTAAAAACTCGCTATGATTGCCTAATTCCATCGGATCGTTAGGGGAAGGCGTAGCGGTGCAAGCTAACTTATACGGAGTATCTTTAAAACATTCTAAAATCAGTTTCTTTGTCTGACCTTCAAAGTTTTTAAGTATACTGCTTTCATCCAGTACGATACCTGAAAATTCATCCGTATTGATTTTTTCCAGTTGCTCGTAATTGCTCACGTAAACGGCGGCAGGAATTTCGCCTTTGCCGTAATTTTCAGGATGCAGCTTTGTGACTTCAATATGAAACTTATTACCCTCTGAAATAGTCTGACCTGATACAGCAAGGGGCGTTAAAATCAGTACAGGTTTACCTGTATTCATTACTACCTGATGCGCCCATTCAAGCTGCATAAGAGTTTTACCCAATCCGCAATCGGCGAATATTGCGTATTTACCGGAACTCAATGCCCGCTTTACAATGAACTTCTGAAAGTCAAAAAGATTATGATTAAGTGATTCAATCGAAATATCAAAACCGGAATAGATATGGTTTTTAATTTTGGATTGCAAAAAGTGTAGGTAAGTATCTTTGCTCATGTGTAGGTTTGTTTTCTCAAAAATATATAAAATGTTTTACCGGACAAAATTATTCTGATTTATATTTATCACGTAGATAATTCGCCATAGCATCACGGTTTGCCTCTTTCTCACGGTCGGAATCTTCTTTGCTCCATCTGGTGGCGTCACCTGATGAAACGTAGTTTGAGTGCCGTTCCTCTTTAATCCTGACAAGTGCCTGATGCCTTGCCTCACGGTAAACCTCAAATTTTTCCATAAACTTTGGAATGTCCATGCTTTCGTACAAAGCGCCGTACTTGCCACGGATCAGACCTTGCAGGAACAAAATAACGTCCTCAAGGGCCAGCCGGTCCTCGTTTGAGCTGTCTAAAATGGTTTCTGCCAGCTCCACAATCTGATCGGCGTTCATGGGCCGGACAAGGTTCATAGCCTGGAAAGCCTTCGTTAGTGCTACCGTAATCAATCCTAAAGTGTCATTATAGGCATTCTTAGCCATTTCGGGGAGCCTTTCGGGTATAGACAGTATTTCCGGGTAGTTGTACCCTGCGCCGTCTTTAAACGGCTCTAAAGCCTTGTTAATCTCCTGACGGTTGCCGCTGATTAACGCTGCGGTTAAATGCCGCTTGTACATCGTCAAATGTTGGGTGTCCTGTTTTTTTAGTTCCATTGCTGTTATTTTTAAGTTCAAAAAGACCCTTCCACCTGTTTTCAATAGATTGCTGAATTATTGCTTTTGCGGTTTCCTGGTTCCCGCCGGATAGCTTGTAAAGTTTATCAGCCGCCGCCTGTTCTGTTTTCGGGGATCTGTATTTTTCACGGTGTTCCTCACGTTTGTAATCCAGCCATCCTGACCATGCGGGAAAATTTTCACCAAACGGATTTACAAATTCAACTTTATCTCTATTTATATTTTCATTTACATCTTCATTTTCATTTTCCATATGTTCATCATATGTTTTAGATATGTTTTTCATATGTTTGTTAGGTTTTGATACCCTATTTTCCCTTCTCGATTCGCTGTAAGCCTTTCGTTTTAAAATACTTGCAACAACCCATTCAATTTGAAAACCTTTATCAGTTTCGAGCAAAACCATTTTCAGCTCTGAAATTTCATCAGGTGTCATCTTTTTTGTGAAGAAAATAAACTGAGATTTTGAAATACATATGTTTCTCATGTGTTCACACATGATACGGTCATAAGCTACCTGAGAGCGCTCAGAAAGACACTGCGTATCACGCAAATAATCGCCTGGGTAAAATAAAAATGCAGGGTCTTTTGCCATGATCAAAATTTATTTAACCGTTCAATAGCTTCATCAATATTCCGGTAAGTCCAGGCCCACTGCCCGAATGCCTCGTTTCCAGGGAATGAAACGCAATCAAATTGAGTATTTTCTTTGTGCTTAAACACTTCAAATGCGACGGTTTTTTCGCCGTCTTTCTGCATATAAATGTAGCCTTTATCAGTAGCCTTTACCTGATGGTAATCAAATCCGTTCTTCCGGATGTGTTCTCGTAGTGGTGACATAAAAAAAACAAGGGGCATCAGTCTTGCACTCTGATACCCCCGTTTAGATTTGGGAAAACCCATACCGTAGTGCAAGTTACTGTATGGATGAAATATAGGCTAAGTTACCAATTATTCCGAATTATCCAAGTCTTTTTTAAGCAATTCAGACACTTTAAGTAAATCGTTTATTGTTAGCTGAAAAGCAACCTGCTGACTGGTAACTGCGCATCGGCACGTAACGTCAATAATTTCATCAGCATACGGCGTAAACTCAATTACTGTTTCTGACTGATGATCTGTTATTTTATATGTCATATCAAAACAATTTAGGTTGAAAATTTACAGGTTTTACTTTCCAGTATGATACCGTCCGGCCTGTTTGCGGGTCAGTGTCTTTGCGATCCATTACGATCAGTCCGCCGGTGACAAGTTCCCCACGCCTGGGGGTGATCCGGTTGATCGGCCATTGCAGATGCTCGCTGATTTCCCGGTCATTGCATGGGCCGAGTTTGCGGATAGCGATAAACACCACCTGCCGGCAGTAGTCCTTTCCATGCTTATTGCTGTCAAAAGCCGGTTTGCTGCTTATGAAGTCGTAAGGCATGGTTATTCGTTATAAATTATGTGAATGTAATAAGTCTGATTATTCTTTTGCAGCCGCTTCGCATCGGCGGTAAGTTCTGTAATCGCTTTTTTCCTGTCAGACCGGCGGCTGAATTTCTTAGTTTTCAGACACGCTCCATTGCGATAAAGCGACACGAAACCTTTTACCTGCCCGAATTGCCTACCGTTCGGGTCATTGTTTACACGGCCGCTCATTTTGATTGTATTCTTTTCAGCGTTTCCCGGTCAGATAGCTGCTGGTTTGCTTTCAGCATTTCGATGACCTCCGTTGCCCTGCTGCTGCTCATTACGGGTACTTCCATTTCGATGGCTCCCCGCTGCCGGTCTTCAAGCGTTGAAGTAGCGACAAGCGATTCGATATAATAAGCCTGAGCGTCAGATATTGCAAAGTCGCTGTTATCTGCGGCAATGGCTTCGTCAATCTGTGTCATGCGGTCAGTCCGTGGCAGGTACTTGTAAATCCTCTTTATGACCGTTTTACGGGTCATTTCACCGGCATCGGTTATCCATGTGCAGGACTGGATTTTGCCCGCCTTAAAAGCCTTGTATGTTTCTGACCGCTCCCGGATCTCATTCACTTCCTCAATGCTCATGTACTCAACCTGGCGGGTACCGTCAATCAGGGTGGCAAGGGCGTAAACACCGGTAACGTCGCCACGTTTGCTGCGGGTAAGTTCCGGCTTATGAATAACCGGATTGCCGTTGTTGGCAAGGTCAACTTCAAAATTATCGCCGGAATAAACCAACTGGCAAAGCATAGATTTTACGCTTCCGGAATCTGTGAGCAGTTTCACCAGACCGATGTATGATGGGTCAAATACAGCAACGCTGCATTTGTTTAGGCTGTCCCAACGGGGTATTAAATACCCTTCCCTTGCGACCGGATTAAGGGAAAGCCCGATATTTGAGATATTCAGCACTGCGGCCTGTAAAGACTGCTGCGAACACTTTTGAAGTCCGGGGGATTTGTTGATAATCTGGATAGCGAAGGAAATTTCCTTTTTTACCCGTTCCGGGTTAAACCCCGCATCCTGCATGGCTTTTGCAATCGGGCCGAATTGTTGGCGTGTTATTTCGTTGCTCATTGTTAAAGTTTTTCGATTTCGGTTTTTACAGATTGCCAATAGTCTTTTGCATCATCAACCCTATCTGAATTTAATTCGTAATAAATATCAGCAGATGGGTAATTAGGGTCAACATTCAATATCTCGTCTACACAGATTATTGCACACTGTTTGGCGTTATGTCTGCTAATGTTATAATTGTTTACCCTACTGCCATCTTCATCAAACGTTGTACCCTGCAATAATCTAAATAGGGTTATTAATTGCATTGCTTTTTCTTTTGGTGTCATGGTTAGTCGTTTTTTTGGTTTCGTAATATGGGCAGTACTTTCTTATGTGTTCAAAGTTTTCGTGAACGGGTACACCTAATTCATAGTGTTTACATTGGTTGGTGTTCCATTTTTGTAAAAACTGTGGTTCGTTTTCCATGCCGTTTGAATCCTTCACAATGTTTTTATTCTTACAAGAAAGGCAGCATTGAAACTTAGGGTTAACCCAACACTTACAATTTTCGTCATGATTTATAGCCTGTTCCTTCTTCCAAAAACCACGGCCACAATCAGAATAGTAGCGTGTAACTTTTTTGGCAATCATATTAATCGTTTTTTTGGTTTGCGGCAACTTCCTGCCAGTTGATTGCTTCGATCATTACTGAAAGCGGGTCACCTTCGGCCTTGTCGAGCAGTTTGCTGATTTCAGCAACGTGCTTGCCGTCCTGATAAATGTGGACTTCGATGTCATCAATGGAATCTTCTTTATAGTCGTAAAGGCATTTTACGACCATTTCCTGGTTGATGAGTTTACCGTTTAACCGGCGTTCGGTGATGCCGTGTGTGTAGGATAATTTTGTAGTCATTTTGTAGGTTTGTTTGGTAAATCAATGTTTATTTTTAAGCCACTCCCGAAAATCTTCCTCGGTTAACTCAACCGAAGGAGCATCGCAGTAAAGACTTTGCGCATCAGAAAGGCTAATGTTTGTTATTAAATGATGGTCGTTAGCTGAACAGTTGGCTAATGACCAATGAAGGTTATTCCTGCCGTCAGGGTATGAAATATGCATAAACTTTACGACCTGCATAAAGTCCCTGCTTTCAGGGTGCTTGTGGCTTTGCCATTTGGTAATTGCTTCGTCTTGCATTGTGTAGGTTTTTTGTGATTGATACAGCTAAAGTAGTATAATATGTTTTACCAACCAAATAATTATTAAACTATTTTTCGGGCATAAAAAAGCCCCTCTGTTGAAAGGGGCTAATAACCTACGTATTGCCACTACCCGAAGGCTTACCTGAATCGAACAGGTAACACGTAATTTACCACAATCTCGGTTAGCGAGTTGAGTTGAACAACATTCGCGGAGAGAGGAGGAATCGAACCCCGCTCCTGCTTTCGCCGAGTCCAAGTTTTCAAGACTTGTCGCCGCCCATTGCAGCTACTTCACTCTCCAAAAAAGCCCCAGTGGAAACCGGGGCCGTTGCTTGCTTTAAATGTATGCCTATGTTATGACCTACACATCAGCCGCTTTGATGTCTGCGGCTAATTGCTTTAATCCTTTTTTGATCAGCTTAATGTCATCGGCTGAAAAATCCAGCGGTTCGCCTCTGCCGTTCTTGCCGTGTAACTTTTGGTAATACCGTGTCACCATCGGGGCGTAATCGGTAAAGAATGGGCGGGCCGGGACAAGCCGGAATAGCTGCTTTCTGTTTAGTTTATTGCTCATAATGATTTTATAAAAGAACTTTAAGAAGGGCAGGATTGGTTACCTGCATGGTTAGTGTATTCGCTCGCTGCCTTGCATCCAACCTTAGACCTCCGAATTAGCGTCTATTCGGTCACTGCGGCCATTTTCAACCGCATCCCTACTTTCCGCCACCTCCTTAAAGAACTTGCAACGCAAAGTTAGTAAAACATTTTAAACCGCCAAAAAAAAAGCCGAATATTGAAATACCCGGCTTCCATTTATCCAACCAACGTATGAGGAGACTATTTAACACCCAGAGCCTTCATCAGCGGGATCACCCCCGGCTGTTTGCTGACTGCGCTGGGATCGAATTTACCGTCAAGGACGTACTTACCGGCGGTGTAAAACTGCGTGTAGCTGTAAAGGTACGGCGATAAAAGCCCCTTCTTTTGGTAACCCATGCCATTATATGCCTCGAACTTTGTCAGGATAGATTCAATGTCCCATTTGCCTTTTAGCTGCCGCCATACCCGGTTTTGGCCCTCCATGTAGTTTATTGCGTCAATCGCACTTTCCTCCCAACTAAACGGGGCTTTGCCTAATACCGGACGGCCTTTCGGGACGTTCACGGTACGGTCGGTCAGCGGGTCGCCGTTGTGCAGGTGACGGGTGAATTTACCGCCGCCCTCCATAAAATGGACTATTGCGACGAACCACCACGGCATCCCGGTGGCCAGGGTCAGGCTCACAGCCTCGTATCTGGGCTTATTTTGGGCTATCTTCTTTGCGACGGTTGATACCTCGGCAATCTTTTCGGGCCTCGTTACGGCCTGTGTGTAGCGTTCTGAATGGGTCATTGTAAAAGTTTATATGTTAAATTGAATCCGGCCCGGTTTATGGCCCAATAGCTGACACCTTCCACGGCATACCAGTACCATTTTTTCTTTGTTCCGGTAGTTAACTTTAAAGTGAACCCAGCAAATATGGTCAGGTTCCGGCCAAATTTCATCATGTGCCATCCGTCGGTTGTCCAAACCATGTACTTACCGGCGAAGGTTTTCCCGTTGGCAGGGTCGCCGCCCTTGTACTTGTTTCTCCAGCTTACGGCCGGGTCCCAAAACTGATTTCCATTATCCACGTGGAATTGCAGGTGATCCATGACCCCTTCAAAAGCCCCTGAAGCAAAGACAAGGGCCGCCGGTGCGATATGCTCCTTTGCTTTGAATTGGGCATGACTACGCATGAAGAAAGCCCCTATGATAATTAACATAGCGGCAATCAGAATGATGCGTAAAAGTTTGTAGGTATCAATCAATGGACAGAACTACCGCCGCCGGTGTTTGAGTTTTTAGCAACTTTGTAAAGGCAGAAAACGGCAGCAAGGCCGAAGGCTATGCCGATACCTACCCACCCGAAAAACCCGTTAAAATTGTGCTGGTCTGCCCAATATGAATTGATCTGAAAAAAGCTGATAGCTGAAGCGAAAGCCGCCGCAGACATTAAGCCGAACCAAGTTTTAGTGCTCATATAATTATTTTTTTGTGACTACTGAAACAATCCACTTGTAAAACGGCGGGATTGCTAAACCGATCAGGATGCCTAAAAAAAGGCCAATTAAAATGTTTGCCATGTGTTCTGTATTTAAGTGATTAAAATCTCCTTGTTGCTTCGCTTTTGTTCGCCGCCCATCCCCTCAACTTCCATCCTGTCACCATTCCGATAATGAGAATGACCGGCATCAGCCAGTACACCCACCACGGGATATATTTCACGGACTTCTCTTTGATTTCTACCTTTGTGACCACGTCCGTTTTCTTTGTCGCCAAACTGTCTCGCAGTTCGTTTATCTGTGTGTCCCGCTGCTTTATTTCTTCCTCAAGCCTGGTTTTTGATTTCGATACAGATGCAAGTTGCCCACGGGCTTTTATTGCGCCGTCTGCGGCTACTTCAACCTCTGAGCGGTAACTATCTATCACTTTTAAAACACTGTCTAAATTCGCCCCGTTTGACCGTTTAACGGCGGCAATCAGGCTATCCATATCCGGGCAGTCTTTGAACGAGATACCCAAATACTCCAGTTCGCTGACCTTCTTTGAGTAATTGTCCCGCTCAATGGTCAGTTTTTGCACGTAGAGTTTCAGTTGCTCCTCTACCGTACTATCCCGGACGTACTCTGTTTTTATGACATCTTTACCGGCTTTGCAGGACGAAAAAACCACCAACAGTACCACTGTGGCGGCGATAAGAAAGGCGATTGTGCGGGGTGAAAATTTCATGTGATTATTTTAGGAAAAATTCGACTAATTTATAAAGTGCTGATATGATTACCCCGCCAATGATGCCCCAGGTAGTGGCCTTCGTTTTCCTGATCGTGTTCTGCTCCTCAAGCATCGTTACCCTCATGTTCAGCTTTTCGTACGCCTTTACAATACCATCCTTTCCGGTGTCCTCATCATTGTAAAGATACCTCTCCATTTTCGTGATCCTGTCCCTGATTTCTAGTAATATTTCCTGTTCGCTCATCTGAATACCAGTTTAATCTTTTTCCGGATGGCTGACATTCGTTTCTCAGTAATCAGTAACCGGAATATTAGGAATAAGGTTGAAACAACAAAACCGGCATACTCCCACGGCTGCCACTGCAAAGGATTCAGGAAATACTCCTTTACCCATGCAAAAATAGCCAAGTCCATGAAGAACGCAACGGTAAGGTAAAACTTTTTATTTAAATACGCCCGGACAATCATTGCCGCCCCGATTAAAACAAGCATTTCAAACCACTGTTGACCCCTGTAATAAACATCTGCCCACCATTCAGCGTCCGGGCCTAAATAGTGGATTCCGTACAGGTAATTAGTCACCACTCTGACAATGCAGCCGGTGACCATTACCAGTACAAATATCCTGTTTTTCACAGAGTTATATAGTGATGCTACAAACATTACAGCGGCGGTTTTGGTGGTTTCGGCGGACGGGGACCAACCCAGCGGGCGTACATCGTACCCGTCCAGTAGTAATATTCATCCGTACTGGCATCATAGTACAGCTTTGTTTCATCCCCCTGCTGGGGGAAATCGCTGAACTTTTCAAACCAGATAGCCTCCCGGCTGCCATTGTCGCCTGATGCCATAACCACGCTTGACGGTTTCTTTGCCGTCACGAATGAGAAAAAGACAGAGTTACCCAGGTACCCTAACACCACAGCGGCGAACGGGGTAACCACATAAAGGGCTTCAATGTCTTTATGCAGGTAGATCAGCACCTGCGTTGTTATCAGGGACAAAAAGAACGTTGGCAGCGCTTTGCCGATAGTATACTTTTTACCTTCCCGGTTGTTTTGCTCCCAGTCTTTTAGGTAGTGAATCAAAAGACCAAGTAATCCTAATAAGTGAAGTTCAATATTCATGGTTTTTCGTTTTTACTTGCTTTTCTTTGAAGTACTCAACCTCTGCAATCGCTTCGGCTAATAGTAACTCAAGTTTTATCTGTTCCCTTCTCACGCTTCTGTATTCACGCATAAACTCCCTGAACTCTCTGTTAGCCTGTAGCATTCTTTCTATCAGTTCGTCCGGTACCATAGTTTTAACGCATTTACAAACCCGGCGGGATCCTTAATACACCCGGTAGAATCTACATACCGGATCACGTCAAAGGCCAGCATCATCCGTTCGTTCATCTCATGGTAAACCCTGAATAGGGTGCGGAAACATTCAACCTGCGAGCCAGACCGTGTAAACCTGCCGGTGCTGTAATCGAACTTAAACGACCCGGTTTGTGCCCCGTAGACTTTTATATTAAAATATACGCTGTCTGTGTTCACGGTTCCCAGTTGAGCGGATGCCACGAAAGGCAAAAGGAGTATGATAACTAATAGCCTCACTTTTTCTTTGTTGTGTCGCTTAACTGTTTGTTTGCCTCGATAACGATTTTGTTCCGCAGTGCCTCAACCTTTTTGGCCGGCAGTTCACCGAGCGCATCGTATATCATCTGCACTTCGTCAATGGTCAATGTCAGCGTTACGGTTTTCGGTTCCTGCGTGCTGAATGACAGCAGACCGATAATTGATAGTAATAAAATAGCTTTTTTCATGTGTCTGTTTTTTGTGATTATGGTTGTGGCGGATCAACAACGGCCAGCCGGTATGTAGTGCCGCCAATAGTTATCTCAACGTATGTGGTTGTGTTTAATACAAGGCCTGATGTGGTTATTGCTGTACCGAGTTTCCACGCACCTGCACCGCTGCCGGGGTCGCCTGTTTTAACTGTACCTGTGTTCCAAATATTACCATCAACATACAGTTTTTCAGTTGGTGTGTGGGCAGTTGGGCCAATACCTACGTTGTTGTATATCCATGCCCCTACGTTTGTAGTGGCTGCGGTTAATGATGGTATTTTAATACCATATTGTCTTACTATTGTACCTCCCGATTTGCTTACCTCGAATACCTCAAAACGGGACAGTGTATCTACTGTACCGCCTGTCATTGTTGAAGTAGCCGAAACGAAATCATAGATTTTACCAACTTTATTGGTACTGTCCTTTTGCCAAACCGACTGAAATGCTGCGTAGTGATTGAAGTCAGTTCTGTTATTTCCCATCTTTACAAAACTGCCAAAGCTGTTAAAGGCCTCATTACCTAACCGCCATATTGTTTGATCGGTGTAGCCGTGGTAGTTATTACCCGTGGCGGCGTATGGTACAGTACGGGATATAGTTACTGCCCCCTGTTCGTTCGATGGTACCGAAAGGCTCGATGCAATGACAAGTCCTTGTAATTCCGCATACCTTGTTCCTGTCCCGGAATAGAAACGGGCGATCAGGCCGGCTCCCCCGACGTAATCGTAAAAATTATGACTGCGGTAGGTTGACGACCCGTAATAAGACTGAGGCCCGCCATCGGTTGTAATACTTGAGTACGTACCGGCCACGTCCCTGAGTTGTATAGATGCACCGTAAGTTGCGCCTGTGCCTGCGCCTATGATTAATGACGGATAATCGTTTGAATTGGTATAGGTGTACCGCTGATGGCTTGTTAACGTGCTTGTGCCGTTCCAGAGACCCACCCGCAGATCAACCCCACTACCTGACGGGAAATCTCCTGCATTCCTTTTCTTTAATGCCCCGGCTGACGTTACAACCACAAGACTATCCGCAGCAACACCGCCCGTAGGTAATGCCGTAGCGGTCAACGCACCTTTAATATTTAATCCGGCATCAAAATCTAAGCTATCACTTGCCGGTGTAGCCAAAGCGCCGTTCCTGTTTAATTGTACGTTGCCGTAATTACCCGCAGGGGTTCCGCCCCCACCGCCAGCCCCAATACTATCCTTAAAAGCGAAGGTGTGCGAACTGCCTTTTGTGTAAAAAACGCTATCCGTTCCGGCTTTGCGGTATAATGAAGTGACCCAATTATTGGCCGTGTCCGCAATGGCCAGCTTAGCCGCAATAAGCGTTCTCAGGTTTATTTTAGCTGTATCCAGTCTGTAAAGAGTAGCAAAAATAGTACTGTCCGCAGACCCGGAGCCGCCTGACCCTTTCACGCTGATCCACTGCGTACCAGTATACACATACACGGTGCTGTCTGAGGTCTTATAGAACAAAGCCCCACGGTAATCATATCCGCCTGTCCGCAGCCCCGGCGTTGTACCGGATGGAATATGCAAGGTACTGTCAAAAAGCCCCGCAATCAGCTTGTAACGGCTTTTAATAGGCAGGTAATTTATCTGCGCCTCCCCGACAAAGCCAATCACTAATAACAAAATCAAAAGTTTAAACTGTTTCATATACCACATTTATAGAGTTTCCCGATTCAAACGGGATAAGTTCGTTAAAGAATAAAGCCCCAAAAGACGGCGAATGCCTGACCTGCAATCCGGTTAATACCATATCATCATCGCTGGTTATTACCCGGTGTACCTTCCCGTTTAATGCAACCATGTGCAGCACCGGTATGTATGCCAGTTCCGGGGCAGCCATTGAAGTCTCACCAGGCACACAGGGATATGTTTTTCTTTTTATTGCCATTATGCGTCTTTCCACATTTGCCAAACTGTCTCCCCGTCTTCAAAAGGTCTGCCGGGATCAAATGAAGTTGTACCCGTTGCCGTATCGAATTTAGTCTGAAAACCGGACGGGGTGCCGGCAGTTATAATATCATGTACGACCCCCTCACGGGACACGGCCAACAGGCTTTTACCGGTTGTGTTCTTTGCGTTAATGCTGCTGCCGGTTATTGACGTTTCGCCTATGGTCGTTAACCATGTGTCGCTATCTACGTTTTCATCATCCACAGGCACCGGGCTATCCGTTGCCATGCTGAATGCCCCGGTTCCTTCAATGCTCAGGTCAAATTTACTAAAGGATTGAACATCAGTTGAAATATTTACCGCCTGTACTAAAAACGCTCCGGTTATTGTTTTTGTCACCGCTGCATTATCCTCCCACTCAAATTTGTATGTACTTTCAGTCCGGCGCACCCCTTCCTGAATAAGATAGAAGGCAGATACCTTTACCGCATCGCTTTCGCTTATCATAACGCTGTTAACGCTGCCACGGAATGATGTTTGGCGCACCCTTTTTTTAGGGAATAGCCCATCGTTTATACCGGTACGGAGTATCAGTTCGTTCTCTACCTCAAAGGAGAAAGAGATGCCGCACCCGATAAGGTAATAGTCGTTACCACTCAGGATATAAACAAAACAATTCTTGCCGTGTATTACTTCGTTAGGTGTCACTTTCGATGTATTTAAATTCCTGCCCTAAATAGTTTTTATCAATAGTTGTGTCAAATACTTCCACCAGTACAACGTCCCATTCACACATATAAAAATCCTGCTCAAAGTGCAAAGGCATAAACTTTTTATTATTGGTCAGTTCGTGGCTGTCCTTCAGGTAGTATGTATGTATGAATCCTGGCACGTCCGGCAATCCTGCCCCGTCCTGCTTATCGGTATCTAAGCCATCAATCGTGCCCTCAAACATGGCAAATGTGCGGTTATACTGGTTCCATACGTCCCAATTCTGAATAGCCCCGAAAGGGTGGATATATTCGGCTGACGGCGGGCCCGACGGAAACACGGCATAGTTGAAAAAGCCTTCGCATATTACGAAATTATCCCCGTCTGCTTTCAGTATGCAACCCTTATGCAGCCGCTTTGCGATGTCAGATATAAATACTTCCTCCTCTCTTTTAAACAGGCTTTTGTTATCCTGAGACGACTTGTAATAATGACCAGCGTATGACCTGTAAGAACCGTTTATTCGTGGTATATAGGTAAACTGGACGTCCTTAACATGAAGTTCACGGCTGGCAAGCTGCGAATAGTTGCCCCAATTTATCAGTAATACAATTTTACCGTTTACCGGAATCGGGTCTATTGATTCAATATCGTACGTGATCCATTCGGCCATATTTTCAACGTCCGTATCAATGGAAGACTGCAAAAATTTATAGTTAGTACTCCATGTGGAATCTGACAAATACCATTTTCCGTCATCATCCAAAAAGTAAAAGTCTCCGTTATCGGCCTCAAGTCTTACCTGAGAATGAAGATTTGCAAATATTCCGTCGTCAATATCGCTGCTGAAACGGTAGGTAAAACCAAAGCCGATTTTGTCGCCTTCGTCAACTGGTATCCGTTGGCTTTCTACCTTGTTAGGGTTTGGGTAAGCCGGATATGTCATTACTAAATAACGGTCTGTTTCCCTTTCGTATGCGTCAAACTCACGAATCACATAAGCGTCCCCATCGGTTGCCGCTGTTGGGTCTGTTGGCGGTGTGGTTTGTTTCAGGAAATCCCAGCATGATAAAGCATATTTTTTGCGGGTGCTGTCAATATCTTCTACGTAGTCGCCACGGATAAATGTTTTATTGCAAGGTATTTCCTGAAAATTATGATAGTTGTATACGTGCTTCACCTCCTTGTGAGCCGATAAAAGCGATAACTCAGCATCTTCATTCATCCATGCCAATGAGTACAGCAGGCTATTGCTGCCAATTTCTTTTTTATACAGTTCAAAGTATGATGCCTCAACTGTGCTGCCATCATAGGCGAAGGTTACACTGACCGGATTGTGATTGTCGTACTCATCAACCCTTTTAATATACCAGCGGTTCTTTTCCTGTGATAAGTAGCTGTTTTCTCCTAAAATCTTCTCCAGCACCGTGTAACAGTCGTCAAACTCCCCGATATTAGTTTCAAAGGTCAGGGCGTGCAGGAAGCAAAAGTTATACATATGCCCGGACGGTGCGTGCGGTGCGGTTGATTCCATGATGTTCATTTCAACCTCAATCGGTAACTGTAATCCGGTTCCATAAAGACACGCCGCTATGTATTCAATTATTTTATTTTCGTCCGTAAACTGCTCGCCGCTGATGTCTGTCAGGTCAATATCTTTCAGGAACCCAAGACCGTCCGTTGCGGTCAGTACAAGTACATTAGGATGTGGCTGAAACCTTTGCCGCAGGTCAGACACGGAAAGCCATCCGGTGAACATGATGTCCGTTTCCGTCCCGATGGCTATTTCAACTTTAAACTGATTATCCGTACCGCCTTTGAAATTCAGGATAGAAAACTCATCCGATGTGTGCGCCTGGATTTCCATTTGCTTTGAGCGGATCGGCGTGTACTTGTCCTCATCATTATCTACCACCCTTTGAACGGTTGGGATAGCTGATAACTCAAAATCAACCGTAGTGATCTCGGTCATGTCAATCGTATCGCTGCCGTCTGTCCGCTGCACGTAAACGATAAACTGCCGGTCTGCCGTGTTTGGCAGTTCAAAGACGACCGGAGAAGTGGGGGCAACGGGGCCATAGTTTGCCCACGAGACGCCGCCATCATTTGTATATGAGAAAACGAGTGCCGTTGCCGTTGCCGGCAGCCCGCTGAATGTAAATGTATATTCGGTATTACCGCCGCCTACTGCGACCTCAGTATAGGCCATGTTATACAGTTGGGTGGCATCTGTGATCAGTACATACACGTCCTGCTCATTCGGACTGTTATCCGTATAGTCAACTTGTGTATTACTGAATATGCCTCTGTAACTAACCACGTCCTAAACGATTTTGCGCCCGATTAGTCCGGGCATAAGCTAAAATGATGTTCTGGCCTCTGACTATCTGCCGTCCTCCGGATGATGAACCGCCGCCGCTGTATGACATGGCTGCGATTTGGTTGCCGTTTAAAATAGTTCCGTTTTGAGACGGAACGAATAACTCAGGCTCACGCTCACCAACGATATACGAACGGCCTGCGCTTACCGATCCACCCCCAGCCCTGAACCCGCCGAATGCCCCTTTAAACGCTTGTATAAAAGACATACCGCCTTTTGCAGCATTCCCCGCACCTCCTGATATTGCGCTGATGATTGCCGCAAGTATGGCCGTCTGAATCAGCTTAGATATTACTTGTTTAAATATTGATACAATCATTTGCCCAAATGCCTGAAACGCATTCATTCCCTCTCCTATGCTTTTAATCATCTCGTCAATAGCCGGCGAAACTACCGATGAAATAGATTGTCCTAAACTGGCATAAGCGGAACGCATTTTTAAAATCCCTTCTGCAATTTCTTTTTGATTTGGTACGGCTGAAAGCGTTGGCATGCCTTTCACGAGCCTTTCCATTGACTTTATTCTGTCATTGAAACCATATTCAGCACCTTTCAGCAGATCGCTTCCAAATTGAGCATTTTTAAACGACAATAAAGCCCCTTCTATTGTTATCGGCTTGCCGAGCATTTTAACTGTGGCAAATTGAGCCTCAAAATCAATACTTGGTGCTTTAATTTTTCCTTTACTAAATGCCTGATTAAAAGCATCAGAAAGATTTATGCCAAGAGACCTGGCAAGTGAGTTTATGTCTAATAGCCCTCTCTCCGTATCTGTAAGTCCTTTTCCTGTTCGTCTCCAATCCTCATCCGTTGCAAGTTTTACAGGCTGTATTTTTGAAGCCTTTTCAAGTTCAAACGTATAGTTGCCTAAATTCTCTCCTGTGTTCTTAGCAATATTTAACTGATTTTTTAACCGGTCAGATATTACCCTTTCAAGTATCTCCCTTTTTTGAGTAAACAAATATTGTGCTAACGCTTGGTTAAGAGTTGCCTGTGTTATTTGCTCAAGAGTAGTTCCTGTACTTACAAGTATGTTTTTAAGGTTCGCTATTTCTCCGGCCTGATTTACCGTTGCTGAACTTGCCTTATCCAGTGCCTGCTGGAACTCTCTTTGTGATTCAGCCGCTTTCTGTGCAGCCTCGTCAAGTTCTTTTGTTTCCTTTGTGGCACTGCGGGAACCCATTGCGAAATATGACATTGCACCGGTTACAAGGCTCAAAAGAAACCCTATACCGCCGCCGCCAAGCAGAGCACCGCCAAGAGCCTTTAATGCCCCAACAAAACCGCCTGCGGCCTGACCCGTCCTTTGGAATGATTCTAAAAGCGGGTTTAAGTTATTCGCTATACCTATAATTCCGAAAGGCGCATCCTGTGCGACACGCCCCAAATTTATTAATGCTGATGTGGCCTGATTTGATGCTGCCGGCAGCTTAGATAATGACTGAGTGGCCTTGCTTACATTTACTGGTAATTTGTTTATAGTCGCCCCTGCCTTAACGGTTGCCGCCTCAACCTTTTGAAGCCCTTGCAGCGCACCGCTTACCTCCGCACCTATGACTATATCAATTCCGTTTGCCATCTATTTTAATTTTTCTCAGTGCATCGTGTTCCCGTTTCTTTTTCAGCAGTTCCCGGATCTGTTCAGGTGTCAGTTCTTTGTTGTCGTCTTCGTCGAGCGGCCAACTGCTCATAACGTACCGCAGCCCCTGGCCCTTTCCGACAAGCGCCTCCACTATCAAAGCTGTTTGGTGACGTGCTAAATACTGCTGCTGCTTTACACGGTTATAGTACCCTTTGCGAAGTATCAGGTATTCAGAAAATTCCAGACGATAGAAATCATCCGGCAATAACCCAATTTCACCAAATGCCTCCGCCCTTATTTCGTCCCAACTGAGGGGCTTTACTGTTGGGCTTGACCTTCCCCCGTTTCGGCAGGGAATTGTACGTACTGATACTTTTTGATAAGGTCAGCGGCGTTGGATTCGCTCATTGTGCCGATCATGTCCTCCGCATCGTCAACCGTTATCAATGGCAGTTTGTTTACCTTGTTATAGGCATTAACCCCGGCAAAAACCAAGGCCGTACAAAACTGAAACTGTTTTGCAGGGTCACTCATGGCATCCGCTGTCAGTGCGAGCGGATCGCCTTTGAAAAACTCCCCTGCAAATTTCAGGTAGTACATTACCCCGAAATCAAGTGTAAACTCAGTGCCGCCAAATGTGTGTTTGATCTGTTTCATATCCTTTGTGTGTTTTAGCTTGTTGCCACTGTGTCAATATCACCGTCAATATCAATGGTGAAAGTGAATTTTGATGTCTGCCCGGATGCGTTCTGGTTACCGAGTGCGCTTATCCAGCCGTACCCGCCGTGGTAGTTGCTGTCATCTGCATTTGTAAGATGCCAGTACTTTTTGGTCTTGGCGGCATACAGTGTCTTAAAGTCCTCGTAAGAGGCCTCGTCTGCATCCGGGACCATGTCCACAACCGCCGTACCAGTGAATGTATTGTTACTGTTGCCAATTCCTTTCAGAATACCGCAGTGAGTTTCGTCACTGTTGATGGTCGCTGAACCGGAAAAATCTGCCTGAGAAAGACACACGGCACTTTTGCGGGTGCCTCCGGGAGTGTCGCTGTACTGGATGAACATTGTTGATGCCAGTAAAGTAGTAGGGTCTGCCATTGTTTTAAGTTTGATTTATTAAAAATTCGTACCTGTCAATACGTGTCATATACTTTATGTCTGCGTCTATGTCTGTGATCGTGTTACTGGATTGCAAGGAAATGTCTGTTACCTGATGGTTTGTAGTTGTGGTTATTCCGAATGTATTTGGCGAAGGCATCAGCAGTTCGGATATTTCTCCCGCAATCTGATTCACCTCAATGCTATTCACCGTTACATCAAACCGCTTCACCACTTCCACCGCTATCACAAAAGAACTAAAGAAAGCTGAATGATTCTTAGGCGAACCGCTCCCGCTCTCCGGCCGGATTATCACGTAAGGATCGGACGGGTTTTCGGTCGCCTGATGAATAAACACATCCGCAGATATGCCACTGATCAGCGTGTAAACCGCCTCCGTTAAGTCCTGTGAGTAATCCTTATATCCCATTCATAATTGCTTTTATTCGTTCAAACAACTGATTCCTGACCGGTGTGACCTGCATATAAAAAAACGGTTTCGGGGTTATGCCGTAGCGATAAATTGAGCGGGCAATCAGAAAGGCTATTTGCTGCGTTCTTTTGTCCTCTCCTTTGCTTTTAGTCCTACGCCGTGTCTTCACCGAATAAGTAGCGGTCAGTCCTTTACGTTTCACCCATTGGTATATCGCATCGTACAATTTGCCGCCGTTACCCTTGAAGCCCTTAAACCTTGCCGCCACATCTTCAAACCCTGCCGGTACCCTGGCCTTACCCTTTGTCCCAAACTCCACAAAAGCCCCGTAGGTAGCACCAACGGCAACCGTCCAATTGAACAGGTTGTTTTGTTGAGCAGATATTGACTTTGCCAGTGTCCCCCGGTCGCCTCCATTGGCAACCGCAGTACGAGCAGCATCATCCCGGAACTTCATTGCTGCAGCGCCGATTTCACCGCTCACCTCTGCCTGTACCGTTTTGCTTGCGGTTTGCAGTCGTTTCAAATAACTGTCCAATCCTATGACGTTAGCCTTCAGCACGTATCAACCAATTAAAGCGTCCTTCGTTAATGCGTTCAATACTCGTTATCCCGTACAATTTCCCGAAATATTTAATCTTCCATTTGGTGTTTAACACCCAGTCATGCCGGTATCTGATCTTAAACGTTTTTTCATTGGTTAGGATATTGTGACCATGATCGGAACCAAGCGACCCGCCGCCGTCTTTCACTTCCGCAAAAGTTCGGAAACGCAAAGCCTCAGTTTCAGTATTGTTGCCGGTCACGTCCTTTGCAACCGTGTACTGATAGAGTTTCACAAGTTTATATGATCCTATCCCAGCCATGTGCCAACCTCTTTAAACGGTGATGCCAAATTGATAGCCTGCACGCATAAAGCCGCAGTAACCTCGTCGCCTCTGTTCGTGTACCGATAAGCGATTTCTTTCATCATGGCCTCTTTCAGCCCTTTGG